TGTCCAGCGTTATCATTGCAGGCACGTTTGCAGTCCAAGGCGACGCGCTGATCGAACGTGATCGCGGGTCTGCGGTGGCGGTGGAAGAAGTGCGTCAGGGGCGAGCGGCGCTAGAAGCGCGCATTCAGGCTCGCACTGATGACCTCAACAGGCTGACGGCTCCGGACGACGACACGCCAAACATGCAACAGATGGCCGCGCGCGCCGGCGAGGAAGCGTGGTCTGAGCGGGTTGCTACGGCGCAAGCACAACGCTCATCGCAAGCCTTGTCCATCGAGCGCGCTTTGTCGGATGCACGCGCAGCAGACCGCATCCGGGCGGACATCGAAACTTTACGTGTTGAGCTGGCGACTGCGCCCACCGAAGCCGCAGTAAGTGCGACCGTCGAAAGCGCGAGCGGCAGTGTCATTAGCGGGATGTTGGCGTGGGTCGAGACCTATCGGGCAATCCTGCTTAGCCTCGTCATGGACATTGTTTGCCTGATGATGCCGCCGATTGCGGATGAAGCGCATATGCTTTCCGACCTGCGCGGCCAGGAGCCAATAGAGCCTGAGGTGGACGCATACTTTGAGGACATCGCGGCCAAACGATCAGAGGCCGCTCGGCGCGGCTGGAACAAGCGCAAGATGCGGGTGCAGACGCGCGAGGGCGGTGCGTTCGAGACGGCTGGCGTGGTCGAAGAACGGCTGACTGAAAGCCCATCGGATGAGCGCGTGGTGCGGGCGCCGGAGGCTGCGCCTGTGGTTGCGCCTGCAGCTGTGGTTGCGCCTGTGGCTGCGGCTGTAGCTGAACCCGAACCCGTTGCCGAGCTGACAGAGGAAGAAGAGCTTCTGGCCCTCTACGGCGAAGACGCCGTGGCACTGCCAGATGGCGAAGGCGTGATGGTAGGGACCGACGAAGCGCCTAAGGCATAAAGAATAAAGCCCCTGATGTGGCTCAGGGGCTTCATGTTCTTAGCTCAAGCGCAGACCCAGGGAGGGAAGACGGAGGGCATGCTTTGTTACGTTGGCAAACGCCGGCGCGTGCGTCAAGCACAAAAAAGCCCCCACGGCGTGAACCGTAGGGGCTTTTCTTATTTGACCTTGGCCCAGCGGCGTTGCGCCAACAGGCTTGCGGGACTGGACGCGGTTTGCGCCGGGGCTGGCTGGCGTTGCTGGCTGACGGCCCAGAGACCGGCAACTTTTAACGCTTCGATCAACACCACAATCGCCTTAAGGACGATGGGCGGTGTCGCAGGCGGCGGGGCTTCAACCGTCGGAAGCGAGGCTAAGCGCTGATGCGCCGCCGCTCGCTGCGGCTCGAGACGGGCCAGCTCAGCATTGCGCGCTTCTTGGTAAGCGCGAAGCCGAACTGCCGGGACATTGGCCGGGAGAACCGGAACCGCAGCGATCGCCGCTTCGATCCGATCCACCTCAGCCTGCGCCTCAACCCGCGCTGCTTGCGCGGTGATGTAAGGCGCCGCCCGTTCCGTCTCGATCATGGTCAGCGCCCGATGCCCGCTGTAGGCATTAAACAGGCTGACCCCGACGAGAAGAATTCCCGCAACCACCACACGAGCCCAAGCCTTGCGGCTGACGCTGTGTTCGATCGCGAGCGCTAGAGTGATGCCGAGGATCTCGGACGCCAACACTAGCGTAACCAGAACCACCGCGACCAAACCCGCCGCTGTAGTCCACCAACCCCAGGCGTTGAGCAGCCCTGAGGCCGCTGCAATCGCCCAGATCGCAAACCCAGCAGCGATGACGCTGGCTGGGGTAGAAGGTGCTTTCGACATGGATTGACTCCTTGCTTGCTGTCGATGGGCATAAATATATACGCTGTATGTCCGCTTGTCAAGCCACTGTATGTCTGCTACCTGTTAGCCATGGGAAAGAACGCAAAAACCTTGGTCTCGTTACGCATGACCGATGATGAACTGGCGCTTCTTGAGCGTCTGTCGAAAAGCCATGGCGGCAAAACCGCAGCGCTGGTGGCGGGCCTTCGCATGCTGAGCGAAGAAGCCTATGATCTGCGCGCGGTATCCTCGCAGGAACTGCTCGCCGAACTGCAAAGGAGGCTCATCACATGAATGTGATTTGGATCTTTAAACCGCGCCGCGAAGCCATGCCTGGCTGGCTGATTTATCTGGGGTCGCTGTCTGTGGTGATCGGCGTGTGCGTAGGCGCTTGGTTGGCGCATTAACTTTCTACGCATACGGAGCAATGGCCGGAAACCCAAGAGGCTTAAGCATTGATGCGCATGAAATTAATGGTATCGCGAGTGCGATAGTTAATGTTTGGAAGCGCTTACCCCACCCCCAACACAGCAAACAGCAGCGCCCCCAGAAGCAGCCCGGCGCAGAGGGCTATAGCGGCCCTCATAACTGCGGCTCCGGCACCCCGCAAAGAAACAGCGCGCGGTGCAAAGCGTTGATCACTTCTCGCTGCTCGCGAATGTTTTCAGCGCTTGCGCCATCGTCGCATTGCATCTCTGCAAGTTCTTGAAGCGCGCCCTCAAGCTCAAGCCTTAGCTCATGCGCGCGGCGATGATCGGGGTAAAGGCGGGTCATGGCTGCGGCTCCTGTGGGAAAGCACCACGCAGGCGATACGGAAACTCCGCCAGCGGCCAATAGCCGGGGCACACGTCGCCGCCCCACTGAGACGGACCCCATTCGTGGAACGCCTGATAGCCAGGCGTTGGTTCGGCGAGGTAGCGCCCGCAATCCATTTTGCGCGGGCATTCGCCGCCTTGGCATAGGGCGATGTCTGGCATCACAGCATCCTCCAAAGCAACACCCACGGCGCCCAGGACAGTACAATAAGCACTGCCCAGACGCACACACGCACGGGTAGGGGGTAGGGGCGGTCAGTCATTGCCATCCCCCGCATCCGCAGCTGCATTAGCGAGCCGCTTCAGGCTCGCAACTATGGCCTCGATGTCGCCAATCACAATCTCCAGGCGATCGCGGATATCTTCCGCAGCCGCGCCGAGCCCGTCTTCGCCATAGTCGGCGATGTCGCCGACCGTGATCGCGTTAAGGGCCGCCGCGCCGTGCAGATGGCGCAGCTGGGTGACGATGGCCAGATAGGCGCTTTGAGCGCGCATGCTGCGCCGCTCTAAATCGTAGCCCAAACCACGGCCTTCCTCGGCAATGAGCCGATGCAATCCTTCAACGTCCATTGTTGTGCTCCTTTACTTTCAACACTTGCTTCGTCAACGGCGCGCCGTTCACAGTGGCGCTTTCTATGCCTTCTGGCCCATGGGTCACCTTCACAAGGTACCCTCTGCGGGCCCAGTACTCCGCGATGACGCGGGATAATCTCTCGTTCTTCGTCATGTGGCCTCCTTGGTTGTGAGGTCACTTTATCATTGATGATCGCAAAAGCAACCACTCTTGTAGCTTTTTTTGTGCATCGGTTAGGCCATGACCAATGATGACCGTGTGGCCAACGCTGGCAAGGTAGGCATGCCAATCGGCTTGCACTGCTGACACGACCCCGCCATCAGCGCGCTTCATCTCAATCCAAACAAGCCAAGCGGGAACGAACAGATCCGGCACGCCAGCGCTAACGCCTTCGACCTTAAGCCTGGCGCCCGTCGTCCGGCTTCGCGCCTCGCCATTGGGAATGGCAAAGATCCGCACGGGTTTGTGGGTCTGGCGAAACCAGCTCACGAACTCGCGTTGCTCGACGTGTTCAGAACGCGCGGCCTTGCGCCCACTGGCGATCGACAACGCGGAAGAAACGGCCTTCTTGGCGGTATGTGATCGACGTCGGTGCGGGGGCGATTTGTAATGCCTCATAAACCTGATCTCCGTTGTGGCCTGTCGATATGCCCAAAGCGCCTAGGATCTTTGTCAGCCTTTCCCAAGCACGATAAGACGCCGCCCCGCCATGCCACACGGTAAAATACTCAGTCACGATAGGGTCAGTGTAGCTCGCGGGATAGTATCGCACCCGCAGCATGTCCTGCCCATTGTTGTGAATGTCCCACCGCCAGCTGGCGACTTTCATCTCACGGTTTATAGCCGCTTCATCCGACATGACCGGCGCGATTTTCAGCTCTAAATCCGCAGGCTTAGGCGGCGGAAACTTAAACCCACACTTGGGACATTCTCTCACTGCCGTGTGGCATAGCGTGTGGCATACCGGACAAGCCTTGACCGGCGCTTCACCGCCTTCTGTTTTCTTGGGCCGCTTGACAACCGGATCATCGAAAAAACCATGCGTGTAGGTCAGCCCAGCAAAGTCCAGCACCAGGCAATCATCCGTGTTGTCCTTCAATCTGGTCCCGCGGCCCAGCATCTGCACATAGAGCGAGGTCGAAAGGGTAGGGCGGCAGCAGGCGATCACGTCCACGTTAGGCGCGTCGAAACCAGTCGTTAGCACGTTGGCATTCGTCAGCGCCCTAATCTCGCCAGCCTTGAACGCGCGGATAATCTCTTCCCGCTCCTTGGCTGGCGTGGTTCCAACGATCGTTTCCGCGATTACGTCTTTTTCCCGCAGCGCATCCCGCATTGCAAAGGCGTGGCTGACGCCAACGCAAAACACCAGCCAGCTTTGGCGCTGATAAGCCTTTTCGACAATCTCCTCAGCGACAGATTTGTTCAGCGCTTCCTTGTTAACAGCCGCGTCAAGGTCCGCCTCAACATATTCCCCGCCTTTCTTCTTGACGCCCGCGAGGTCAAACTGCGTGGCCGTGGCCAGCGACCGCAGCGGCGCAAGGTAGCCCTGCTTCACCAGATCCATCACTCCGATCGGCTCAAGCAGATCCGTGAACAGGGCAGGCGCATCAGTGATGTAACCATGGCCCAGCCGGTAAGGCGTGGCTGTTAAGCCAATCACTTTCAAGTCAGGCGTCTTGGCCGTCAGCTGCGCAATCAGCCGCCGATAATGGCCATCCGCCGTGTGATTAATGCGGTGAGCCTCATCGATAATCACGATATCCACCAGGCCCAGCAGGTCCACCTTTTTAGCGACACTCTGAATGCCAGCGAACGTGATCGACTGCCCCGCATCGCGTTGCCTAAGCCCCGCCGAATAGACGCCCAGCGGCGCATCTGGCCAGTGCTGGCGCATCTTCTCGGCGTTCTGCTCGATCAGCTCTTTGACGTGAGTAAGCATGAGAATGCGCTGATCAGGGTAAGCCATCACTACAAGCTTGCAGAACTCGGCGATGATGTGGCTTTTCCCCGCGCCCGTCGGCAGCACCAGGCAAGGGTGGTTTTCGTGGTTCTGGAAGTACTCGAACAGCATGTCGAGCGCGCGTTGTTGATACTCTCTGAGCATTGGTCATCTCCCGGATCAGAACGGCACCCAATGCTTGTCAATCAACTCCCGCGACGACACATGCCCGTCGCCGTTCATGACTTTCTGACCGTCGATCATGTAAACCCCAGTCACCCCGTCTGGACTGTCGAGCATTGTCCACGGCGTCAGGTCCGGGTGCAGAACATGCTTGGGGCAACCCTCAATCTGCGCATCAACGGGGATCTCTGAATCCCACACGGCGCAATGGCTTGTGCCATCTGTCCGCGCCGTGTAGTGCGCGCATGTCCTGCAATTAACCTCTTTCGTCAGCCCAGACACATGGCAAAAGTGAAAGCCAGGGCAGGTCTTGCATTGCCACCAAGCCGCGCTGGCCTGGTACATAGGCTCGGGCATATGATCGGAGCAGGACACCCTTAGGCCCCGCGCAATGGCGTTCTCCGCCGTCAACCGATCGTATTTGACGCGCTCGAAATAGTACCGATCGTCGTCCTTGCAGATCGCCACATACAGCGCCCGCTCCAAGCCCGTCGCGTGCATATAGACCTGCATCTGCACATAGTGTTCTGGCTTGGACGCCTCGACGCCTTCTTTCGTCAGCGTGGTAAAGCTCGCCTTGTTGTGCGTCTTAAACTCGGCCACATGCTGCTTCGTTGGGGCCTCAGGCACGCCAAGGACAATAGCGTCAATGGTTCCCGCAACATGGCCTTCGATCGCCACCCGCGCCTGCTCCGACACAATCTCAATCCCCGCCATCTGGAGATCCTTAAGGATCGTCTCTTCCTCGCGTTGGCCGCGCCGGAAGATCCGCAACACACGCCCTTCAAAGCTGCGTGGTGCGGCCCAGCGAAAGCTTAGCCACAACCATCGGTCGCAGGGGTGGCCAAGCATGGACGCCCCAAGATGGGGGCGAGGCTCGCGCCCCGCCTCCTCTTGTTGATGGGTCTTATCGATGAGCGCGGCCAGATCATGCTGGGCTTCGGGAAGGGCGCTCATGACCGCTTCTTCCATGGCGGGGTTTGGCCTGACAGAGCTTGGCTTGTCGCCGCGCCGGGTTGTGCAGACGGCTGTGCGGCGGACTGTGCGCCAGACTGTGCGGCCGACGATTGCGCGCTAAACCCACTGGCCCGCGCCTCAAGGGCCTTCCATCCCTTGACATCATTGCTGGCCTTGTACTGCCCATCGGCAGGGCGGATCTCCAGCTTGATCTCGCATGTCCCGCTAATCAGTTGATCGGTATCGGAAATGCGCTCCAGCCCGATCGCCATCATGAGCTGGCCCAGCTGCTGGCGCCCAATCTGCTCGGCCTTGGCCGACGGGTTGCTAATGTTCAGATTGCCGTAGATCACCCGGCCTTGGTGCGTCGGGCCAATAATGTCGTATCTGACAGCGAGGTATTGGCCCGTGTTGGCCTTGTTGGGCCGGGCCTCAACCGCCGCCACCCGCGCCTGATACCAACCAGGGGGCAGAGGATCGTAGGATGTCTCGATCATCTCAGGCAGGTCATCGAGGGAAAAATCAAGCTTCATCGTGGTCTCCTTAGTCTGCGCGGATGGTAAAGGTCGGTCGACCTGGCGTGATGGTGATCGCCGGAAGCAGGGGCTTCGTGATCTTGGATGCAGCCGCGTCCCAGATCTTCTTGTTCACCTCAGGCTTCCACCGAAACAACGTGGCGAGGTGATCGGTCAGACCATTGGCTTCGGCCAAAGCCTGAAGCTTGTCACCGTCGATCTTCCAGTTGTCGCGCTCGGCGATGCGAACCGTGTAACCGGCCCATTCAGTCTGGCCTTTGGCAAGCATGGCGTCTTCGATCTTCCGCCGCTTCTCGATCGCGGCAAGCTCGGCTTCTTTGGCCTCGAGCCATTCGGCGGCAAGGTTAATTGTCATTGCGCGTTTGCTTGTCATTGCGCGCCCCCTTGTATCTTCGCAATGATCTGTCCCAGATCAGGCGCTTCCCACGGCGCAAGCTGGCCGGAGCGATCCTTTGCCAGCCAAAGCCCGTCGCTGTCGCACATCAGCCCGCGCTGTGGGATGCCATCGGCGTCGCGCTCTACGCGCAGCGCCAGAACCTCATCAAAAAAGTAGGGCAGGGCTTGGCCAGTCTTGTTGCCAGGCATGCTGGGGGAATACAGCATGCGGCCCATCTCATCGGCTTGCTTCTCAAGCTTAGCCGTCACATAAACGTGCTTGCCGGGCAGATCGCGGAAAGCGCGAATCACTTCGGTCATCGTGTCTTGCATGGCGCCATAGGCCTGGCGTGGGTCTTTGGCCACACGCTTCTCAGCGTTCAAAACCACTTCAGCGATCTCGCTGATCGAGTCGATGGCCACGCTCTGAAAGTCGCGATCCGATTGCAGCCAGGCTAGGGCTTCCCTGAGATCGTTCATGTTGCCAATCTCAAGATAAGGCAGGTCAGCGCCAGCCACGGATAGCAACCCGCCTTCCGCTGATAGGGTGACGGGGTTCGGAAGGGTCGGGATTAAGCTTGTTTTGCCAGCGCCTGCTTGTCCGTAAACAAGCAGCTTCACGCCATCACGGGCAATCGCGCCCGTGCGTTTGAGGGTAATAGCCATGGTGTTCGGTCTTTCGTTTGCCCCTTCGGCCAATCCGGTCGGGCAAAGCGACCTTGCGTGGTTTGAGCGATTGTGTCAACAGAAATGCGCGAAAAAATTATCAGGAGCGATCACATGCAGACCATTGAAGCCATTCGAAAACAGCTACAGGATCGGAACCTTCGGGCGGTTAGCCGGTTGACGGGGGTTGGATATGCCACAATCCTGCGTCTGATGCGCGGCGCGACGCCGTCTTACGCCGCGTTGAAGAAGCTGAGCGACTATTTGGGGGACAAGCGTGACTGACCTGACGCATATCCTAGGCGGCCCCTGGAGCCCGCCGAAGCCCGCGCCGATCGAAGATCAGATCAGAGACGCTATGCGCGCGGCGGGCGTGACACCGCCTAGTTCGATTGTGATCGACGGCACGCTGCACCGCTACCAGACCGGCAGCAAGGGCCAAGCCGGGCATGATAAAGCAGGCTGGTATGTGTTCTTCCCCGATGGCGTGTGCGCTGGGATGTTTGGTGACTGGCGCACGGGCGTGACGCAGACGTTTAGGGCTGAGGTGGGGCGAGAGCTGACGGCCCAGGAACAGATGGCCATCACCCGCAGGCAGGCTGAGGCCCGCGCCGCTCGGGACGCCAAGGCCGCGCAAGCCGCTGAGACAGTGGAGGCCATATGGGCGCAAGCCGGGGCGGCGAGCGATGACCATCCTTACCTCGCGCGCAAGCGGGTCAAAGCCCACGGCCTTCGCATCACTGGCGATGGGCGGTTGATGGCTCCCCTTTACGATCACACGGGCGCGCTGTCGTCACTGCAATATATCGATGCCGAAGGCGGCAAGCTCTATCACGCAGGGGCGGCGACAGGGGGGCGGTATTGGGTTGTCGGAAGTTGTGAAGGCGATGTCGTTTACATTGCCGAGGGTTTCGCCACAGCAGCCACTATTCACGAGACTACCGGCAAGCCCTGCGTGGTGGCGTACAGCGCCAGCAATCTGGTTCCCGTCACCGGCTCTATACGCGAGGCCCACCCGGACGCTGAGCTGGTTATTGTGGCTGACAATGACGCCAGCGGCGTTGGCCAGAAATACGCCGATCAAGCAGCAGCCAAGCACCGCGCCAAGGTGGTGGTTATCCCTATCCAGGGTGACGCCAATGACTACGTTGCTGGCGGCCATGACTTGCAGGCCCTGCTCAACCCGCCGATCGAGCAATGGCTTATCCCCGCAGATGAGTTTTCAGCCCAGCCGGCGCCTTTGCGATGGTTGGTCAAAGGCTGGATCCAGGCCGAAGCCCTACACATGATCCATGGCCCTTCAGGCGGGGGCAAGACCTTCGCCGTGCTTGATTTTATGCTCCACATGGCGGCGGGCCGCACTGAGTGGAACGGCTGCAAGGTCAAGCCGGGGGCGGTAATCTATCTCGCTGGCGAAGGACACCATGGCTTGCGAGGGCGCGTCGCCGCGTGGAAACAACACCACCAAGCCGACAGCCTGACAATGTGGTTAAGCCGGGAAGGGTGCGATCTCAACACCAAAGAAGGCTTGCAGCATGTGATTGATCACATTCGTGGATTGAACCACCAGCCTGATGTGATCGTGGTGGACACCCTGCATCGCTTCCTCAAGGGCGATGAGAACAGCGCCCAAGACGCAAAGACCATGCTTGACGCCTGCGCCCATCTCATGCGCGGCTTTGGCTGCGCGGTCATTCTCGTGCACCACACAGGAGTGAGTGAGGAAGCCCAGCATCGCGCCAGAGGATCAAGCGCCTGGCGGGGGGCGCTGGATATCGAGATCAGCGTAGTCCCCGGCGACAACGGGTGCCTGCGTTTGGTCCAGAGAAAGAGCAAAGACGCCGAGCTGAAGCCGCCCATGAATGGCAAGCTTGAGACCGTCACCCTCGCCGGATGGGTTGATGAGGATGGCGAAGCCGTTACCAGCGCGGTCCTCGTCGCAGCCCCGCCAGAGCCGAAAGAAGCCGCTCTTGCCGGGCACGGGGCCATCCATCACCACCAGAAACTGTTTTCTAGGGCTTGGGTGGAAGGCGGCAAAATTTTGCTTGGCGAGGATCCATTCGTGGCAAGGGATGCCGTGGCCAGTTTGCTCCAAAATGATGGCTACAAGCCGGGGTCGGTCAAAAATATGCTCGCGCCAAGCAGCAAGGGGAAACCCGTGCATGACCTGCTGAACGCTGAATGGATTAAAAAGGCGTCAGATGAGGGGGAAAATGGCGATGGCTGGATCATTATCGAGCCAGGGTGGAGGGCCTCACTTTTGGTCATTAGTGACTCACTAGTGACTCACCAGTGAC